CTGACGGACGACGCGCTTGAAATACGGCGCGTGACGTCCAGCGAGATCACCACGAGCACGTATACCGCGCCTCGTGGTGCTGCTCAGCTTTTGGGCATCGGCATCGGCGGCTCCCTGACTGGCAAGCACGCGGATATTATTATCACAGATGATATTGTCAATCTGAAAGACCGCGTGAGCCACGCCGAGCGCGAGCGCACGAAAGCGGTCTACATGGAGCTGCAAAACATCTGCAATCCCGGCGGGCGATTTATCAACACAGGCACGCCCTGGCATAAAGAGGACGCCTTTGAGCTTATGCCGGAGCCGGAGATGTGGGACTGTTACCATACCGGCATGCTGGATGAAGGGCAGCTTGACGATTTGCGACAGTCCATGTCGCCGTCACTGTTCGCGGCGAACTACGAGCTGCGTCACATCGCCCAGGAGAACGCCCTGTTCATAACCCCGCCAGTGTTCACCGATGACAAGGCGCTGCTGCGGGACGGCATCGCTCACATCGACGCTGCATACGGCGGCGAGGATTATACCGCGTTCACCTGTGGCAAGCGACAGGGCGACACCCTGTACCTTTACGGGCAGATGTGGCATGGGCACGTTGACACGGTGCTCGACAGAATCATCGCCGACTGCCAGCGGCTCAAGTGTGGGCCGATCATGTGCGAGAGCAACGCCGACAAGAACTTCCTCGCCAAGGAAATCATGGCGAAGGGGTTCAAGGCCAGACCATACACCGAGCACGAAAACAAATACCTCAAGATTGCGGAATACCTCCGCAAGTGGTGGGGCAACATAGTCTGGCTGGAAGGAACCGACCGCGACTATATCGCCCAGATCATGGACTACACCGAGGACGCCGAACACGACGATGCGCCGGATTCCGCAGCCTGTGTATGCCGATGGTACGACAGGCGCAAGGGACAGGCTTATGTGTCCCCGTTTGGAGGGTAGAGTATGATACTGACGTTTCAAGATTTCCAGACCGCCGTGGAGAAGGGCAAGCAGCTCACCTTCATCCGGGACGCGATAGAGAACCACCGCAACAGCGACCAGTTCAAGATCGCCGAGATTGCAGACGAGTACGATGCCCAACGCAACACCACCATCAACGACATGGTGCGCAAGATATACAGCCTGACGGGCAAGGCCATGGAGGACTTCACCGCCAGCAATAACCGCATCGCGTCTAACTTCTTCCGGCGGCTGGTCACGCAGCGGTGTACATACTCCCTGGGCAACGGTCTGACATACGATGTGGACGGCATCGCGGACAAGCTGGGTGACAAGTTCGATACTGACCTGTTCCAGATTGGCTATAATGCCCTGAAACACGGCGTGGCGTTCGGATTCTGGAACGTGGACAGGCTGCACAATTTCCCCCTGACGGAGTTTGTGCCCCTGTTCGATGAAGCGGATGGTACGCTCCGTGCCGGGATTCGGTTCTGGTCGCTGGACTGGAAGCAGAAGCCTGTGTACGCCGTGCTGTACGAGGAAGACGGCTACACCAAGTATCGCTCCAAGGGCAAGAGCGGACTGGCGATGGAGGAAATGGAACCCAAGAGGGCCTACCGCCAGACGATCGCGCATACGGACGCTGGCGGGGATGAAGTCATCGGAGAGGAAAACTACGGCTCCCTTCCCATCGTGCCGCTGTGGGGCAATAAAGCCCACCAGAGCGCCCTTGTGGGCATGAGGGCAGCCATTGACAGCTTCGACCTGATCCAGTCGGGATTCGCCAACGACATGACCGACTGCGCCCAGGTTTACTGGATTATCGGCAACGCCCTGGGCATGGAAGACGCGGACGTTCAGAAGTTCATGGACAGATTGCGCCTTTCCCATGTGGCTGTGGCAGACACGGACAACTCGTCCGTCACGCCATACACGCAGGAACCGCCGTACAATGCCCGTGAAGCCTACCTCAACAGGATAGCGTCGAGCATCTACCGCGACTTCGGCGCGTTCAATCCCGAAGATGTAGCCGCCGGGGCGATTACTGCCACGCAGATCAACGCCGCATACCAGCCGATGGACGAGGAAGCTGACGCTTTCGAGTACCAGGTGATAGAGTTCGTGCAGCAGATTCTCCGGCTGAACGGCTTGGAGGGAACGCCGCAGTTCAAGCGCAACCGCATTTCCAATCAGACGGAGCAGGTCACCAACGTGATACAGGAAGCCCCATACCTGGATGACCAGACCATCCTCGAACTGCTCCCCAACATCACGCCGGACATGATACCCGAGATTCTGGCGCGGAGGGACGCGCAGGATTCGGTGAGATTTGAGGACGAGCCAGAGGGCCAGAATAGCCTCGTACAGCCCACGGAGGAAACGGTGGTGTAAACCATGCCTGACTACGGTCAAAAGGCCACAGATGCTGAATTTCGCCGCCTGAGAGCGAAGATAAACGATGTCTACAAACAGGCGTACAAGGAAATCGAGCAGAAGGGCCGGGAGTTCGCCCAGGCACACGCCCGGAGGGAAGCCCAGATGCGCCAGATGGTCGCTGACGGGAAAATGACCCAGGCAGACTTCGACGCATGGATGCGCGGTCAGGTCTTCCAGGGCGAACAGTGGCAAAAGAAAAAGCAGCAGATGGCCGACACCCTGTACCACGCCGATCAGGTGGCCCAGCAGATGGTCAACGATTCCCGGTACAATGTGTTTGCAGCGAACGCCAACTATATGGGCTACAGTCTGGAACACGACCGTGGGATAAAAACCAACTTCGGGCTGTATGACGCTGACAGCGTACGCCGTCTGGTGAAGAAGGAGCCTGACCTCCTGCCGCCTAAAAAGATGGTCGGCAAGGACAAGAGCTACCAATGGTACAACAGGCAAGTCCAGACCGCAATTACCCAGGGGATAATCCAGGGGGAAAGCCTGGACAAGATCGCTCATCGGATAGGCAAGCAGACCGGGGAAACGTCCATGACCGCCATGCTTCGCAATGCACGAACCATGCAGACGGGAGCGCAGAACGCCGGACGGATTGAAGGGCTGCACCAAGCGCAGGAATTGGGAATCAAGGTCAAAAAGCAATGGATGGCCACGCTGGATTCCCACACCCGCGATGCCCACGCAGACCTTGACGGGCAGATTGCAGACGTAGATGAACCGTTCGACAGCGAACTGGGGCCGATCATGTACCCTGGCGACCCGGACGCAGACCCGGCGAACGTATGGAATTGCCGCTGCACCCTGGTGTATGTGTACCCGGAGTACCCGAACTCCATGGAGCGCCGGGACAATGAAACAGGCGAAAACGTGGGGGACATGACCTACCGGGAATGGGAGGAAATGAAGCGCGGCGAAGAAGCGGAGCCGGAACAAGGGAATACCGTAGTAGACGGGAAAGACATATCCGAAACATGGGAACGTCGCCCTAATCAGTTCGACTTCGAGATCAACGATGTCATAGACGCACAGGGCTTTGACGGCAATCCTCGCGTGGTCGATGCTGATGAGTTCGACAGGGCCGTACAGGAGAGCGGATTCATAGCGCAACGCACATACAGCGCCCCCGACCAAGAAACGCTCGACGCATACCAAGACCAGCTTTATTCTGGGCAATGGTACGTTGACTGCTCCGTCGGTGACAGTTCATTCGGGCAAGGAATGTATTGTACGCCCGGTAATGGGACTGAAATGGATGAACGTGCGATAGAAGAGCAGAAAAACTATGGAAGGATTACGAGAGACAGAATAGAAACGGACTATGTCGATTCAAAGCTGTTCGAGGAATACTATAAAACACTTGAACAAGCAATCCAGGCAGAAGGAATAACCGACCCGAATGCAATCGATATTATAAAGGCATACAATCCGAGAACGGGGAGCTTCCAGAGCGAGGATTGGCATGCCACAAATAATGTCAAGTGGGTGAAGGAATACGCAAGGGAGCACAAGGAACAATACCGAGATGTTAAAGGCATAATCGATAGAATGGAGAGCCAATATAATCTTGATACTGCCTACCGTGATGCTGAAAGATATGCCAGAGAAATAGACCCACCAAGGGCAGTGAGCAAAACTGAAACACTGACATTGCAACGGGGGGCAAAAGTGGCAAAATATTCAGATTTGGTTCGTGATATGGAAGGAACGGACTATACTGATATTGGCGTTTACGGCGCGGCGCGAGGATATGATGCGATAGATATAGACGTATTGGATGGCCAGATGGAAGCAAAACAAACGCTTATCCTCAACCGCACCAAGGTGATCTTTAGGAGGTCGTAATGATAGAGTTCAAGCGAAACAAGGAAACGGGAATCGTTGAGGTCTGGAAGGACGGCAAGAAGGTCGGCGAGATGGTGACCATGGGCGATGAGGTCAAAACATGAGCAGCGTAGACATCACCGATAACACCGGGGAGTTCAAGGAAGCCCTGGAACGGGCTATGGCTCGGGCATTGGAGATCATCGGCGGCAAAGCCGAAACCTATGCCAAGGGCCTGACCCCGGTGGGCGCGGTGGAATCGACCCACATAGAGCACTACATCGGCGGCACTTTGAAAAACAGCATCACCCACAGGGTAGATACTGACGGGGGAACCGTTGAAGTAGGCTCGAACGTCGAGTACGCACCGTAGACATACATGCGGCCTTGCGCGGCAACGCGCATTGAATAATCGGGCAAAATCGGAAAAAGCTAAAACTGTGTTCGTTGACTTTTTCACCCGAACTTGGTACAATAACAAGTGGAGGTGGGAACAAATGAAGGCAGTCAAACATGACTTAACAGGTCAGAGATTCGGAAGATTGACCGTGGTCGGAGTGGACGATAGGAACACAAGGAAAACCTATTACTTCTGCCGATGCGACTGCGGGACGGTCAAATCAATTCGGTCAGATGGACTACTCTCCGGGGCGGTTCGGTCGTGCGGGTGCATGAAGCGCGAGCAGGATAAGGACAACCTGACCGCAAACCACAAGCACAAAATGAGCCATACGCGTCCCTACGAGATATGGCAGGGCATGAAAGGCCGCTGTTACAATCCGAATGACGTGAGATACGACCGATACGGAGGGCGGGGAATAACGGTCTGCGATGAATGGCGTGAAGATTTCAGCGCGTTCTATTCGTGGGCATTGGACAATGGTTATGCCGACAACCTGACGATTGACCGAATCGACAACGAAAAAGGGTATTCCCCTGATAACTGCCGATGGGCTGATGCAGAAACGCAATGCAGGAACAGGTCAACCAATGTCAATATAACCATAGGCAACGCCACAAAGACGCTGCTGGAATGGTGCGAGATATTCGAGCTGGACTACAAAGCGATAAGCGCCAGATACCACCGCAACGGATTCAAGGGAATAGACGACCTGTTCAAGCCAGTCCGCCAATTCCGAGGTAACCGGGAACAGCACCCGGAACCGTAGAGCGTAGAGGGTGAGCGATAAGCGAGCAATAACCCCTCCAAGAGTGTCCGACATCCCTCCGGGATGGTGATGTACGCCGACCTTATGGGAAACCATAAGAAGCAGAGGATAAAAAGCCACTGCGATAACAGAGTGATGTGGAGCTGGGGACGGGCAAGGAATACCAGCCCCCGCCCGAATGGATAGAGTTCAAGGCCAAACAGGGCAGCGGTCGTGACAGATGGTTCTGGCAGGATATGAACGGCGACTGGCATGTGGGCTACCCCAGAAAAGGCGTCCATATGCTCCAACAGGCGATGGAGAACCACCTGGACGAGTATAAAAACGTGATCGACAAAGAACTGACAAACGCATAATAAATCCAGTGCCCGGAGCAATCCCGGCACTGTTTTTATACTCATTTTAGGGTAGCACCCGAAACAGCGAAAGGAATGAGAATATGGCTATTGACTTTGAAGCAACCATCAACAAGTACGCTGGTGAAGACGGCAACATCCCTGCCGGGAACGTCGCCAAGATTGCCTCCGCGATTGCGTCTGCCGTGGGCCGTGAGTTTGTGGCGAAAGACCGCTACAACGCCAAGCTGGATGAGATCACCCAGCTGGAAAACGACAAGCAAGCCGCCGAGGACAACGCGACCAAGGCCGGGAACTGGGAGAAGAAGTACAACTCTCTCAAGGAACAGTTCGACACCTTCAAGGCCGACACCGACGCAAAGGAGAAGCTGTCCAGCGTCAAGGCCGCGTACCGCAAGCTGCTGGAAGAAGCAGACATCGACAGCAAGCGCCTGGACACCATCATCCGTGCTACCGTTTTTGATGGCATGAAGCTGGATGCCGAGGGCAAGCTGGAAAACGCCGACGCCCTCAAAAAGGCCATCGAGAAGGACTGGGCTGACTTCAAGGTCACTACCAGAACTAAGGGCGCAGACGTGGACAACCCCAACAGGGACAACCCCGGCAATGGCGCGAATCCCCGCGCCGCAGAGCTGGCGAAGAAGTTCCACGAGCGTCGATATGGCACGGCTCCTGCCAAAGACGGAGCCAACAACAACGAATAACGAGGTGAAAAGACATGAGCTTCATTCAGTCTCCTGAGTTCCAGGGCAAGGGTTGGGAAGCTGGCTGGTTCCTCGTGGATAACGAGGATTGCACCCGCCTGACCGCCACTATTGCCGCGAATCACGCCCAGGTCGTGATCCGTGCGGACGGCACCAAGTACGTCCCCGCTGGCGCGATCATCCCCGCCAATGACGGCACCGCCAAGGGCATCCTGTACGAGAACATCGATGTGACCACTGGCGCTATGCCCGGTTCCATCGTGACCCGTGGTCAGGTGTATACCGACCGTCTGCCCGCTGCACCTGCAGCTGCTGCTGTGTCCGCGCTGACTGGCATCGGCTTCACCGCGACCTCCCCGACCATCACTCGCCCCGATTTCGGCGAGGACGACTAAAGAGGTGAAACAACATGAGCATCTTTCGCGATAACGTGCTGGGCTTCATCCCCGAGAAGGACTGGCTCTCCGTCGGTTTCGATGTAACCCGGCAGAATGACCCCATTGATGGTCTGTTCGGCGACGAAAAGACCGACAACCTGGTGGCGTACTGGCAGAGCATCGCCAATGAGTACCAGATTCCCGTGATGGCCCAGTTCCACGGCTTCGATGTGGAAGCCCAGAAGACCTTCCGTGTCCCGATCGATACCCACAACATCGAGAAGGGCCTGATCAAGGTCAAGATGAACCAGTCCGAACGGCTGCGTGAGCTGACCCGCGCTGGTGTCCAGGGCGACGAGAATCTGTACGAGTACGTGATGAACGACGGTCTGCGGCTGGCTGAACAGGTCGTGACCCGCACCAAGGTCGCCAAGAACGAGCTGCTGGCTACGGGCAAGGTGACCATCAAGGAAAACGACCTCGACATCACCGTGGACTACGGCGTTCCTGCCGCGAACCTCCAGAAGACCCTGGACTTCGGTGCGGGTGCTGCCAAGACCATCCCTGACCAGCTGCAGGAGCTGGTGGACGAAACCACCGCCAAGGGCATCAGCCTGACTGGCATGGTTCTCCCCCGCGCCATCCTGACCAAGCTGCGCCAGAACGAAGCGGTTCAGAAGTCCATCAACGGCGCTCTGATGGTGGGCCAGCTGGTGCGCAACTCTGACCTCCGGGCTTACCTCAATGAGGAGTTCGGCATTCAGAGCGTAATCACCAACGACCTGACCTACAACGTCGCTGGTGCTCTGAACCAGACCACGGGCATCCCCGCGCTGACCGCCCACCGTTACTTCCCGGCGAACAAGGTCTCCTTCTTCGCCCCGAATGCCAGCGGTCGCATCGGCACTGGCCTGTGGGGCGACCCGCCCGAGGTTGACGCTGCCCGTGCGTTCGACGGCGGCGTGGCTGCCAGCGGTGAATCTCCCTTCGTGTACATCTCCCAGTGGGGCGAGACTGACCCTGCCGTGCTGTGGACGAAGGCCAGCGCCCTGTTCATGCCCGTCCTCTACAACCCGAATGCGCTGTACGTCGCCAGCGTGATCGAGACGCCCGGCGCTTGATGTTCCGGGTAGTCTCCACGTTCGCCGACCTACAGGACGGCAAGCACCTGTATAAACCGGGGGACACGTTCCCCCGGCAGGGCTTGACCGTGGACGCGGCGAGAATCGCCCAGCTTGCGTCATGCGACAACGCAACGGGCAAGGCACTCATAGAAGCCGTAGAACCGCCCGTAGAGCCGGGGAACAGTGAACCTAAGGAAACACCCACCGAACCGCCCAAATCAGCCCAGAGGGGCCGCAGAAGCCGCAAGAAGGAGTGATAGACATGATCGAGCAGATTTGCGCGTTCATTCACAACTTTTTTGTGGCGCATACCTACACCGGGACGTTCACCATTTCCGGTGGTACGCTTACCGTGGCTGGACTGGTCGAGGGCCAGTACATCTACATCAAGGGTAGCCGCTTCAATGATGGTGTATGCCAGTACGGTGTGGACGAGCTGACAGATGAAACCTTCGAGGGCGAGGTTTGGGATATGCGACCGCCCAGGGCGTTCGTCAAACTGGCGGATGAGATCGAGGAATGGGTCGCCAGATACGGCGATACCATATCCGGGCCGTACCAGTCAGAGAGTTTCGGCGGGTACAGCTACAGCCTTAAAACGGGCACCAACGCCAGCGGAGGACAGGACAGTAACGCCGGGAGCTGGCAAGGTGTGTTCAAGTCACAGTTGAACCAATGGCGAAAGTTGGCATAGGAGGTCACCATGAGCCTGATCGACACTATGAAAACGCCGTGCACGATGATCGACAAGCGCACTGTGCCCGATGGCATGGGGGGAACCACCACGGCATGGGTGGACGGCGCGACATTCGATGCGGCAATCGTCAAGGATTCCTCCATGCAAGCACGGATGGCAGAAAAGCAGGGCGTGACCGAGGTGTACACCATCACCACGGGAAAGAACGTCCAGCTCGACTTCCATGATGTGTTCCGGCGCGAATCCGATGGCGCGATCTTCCGGGTGACCTCCAACATCACGGACAGCAGAACGCCCAGGGTGGCGACCTTCCAGTTCGGACAGGTGACCGCAGAAAAGTGGGTGCTGCCGTCATGACGAACACAGCCAAGGCCCTGTACCAGTTTTTCTCTGGGTTCGGCATTCCCGCCTATGTGGAATACGCGCCCCCGGACAACGCACAACTGCCGTACATCACCTACCAGCTCATAGAGCCGGACTGGGACGATGGCGGCACTTTTTATGCCCGAGTGTGGTACCGCTCGACCTCATACACTGCCATCAATGCCAAGGTGGACGAGATACGCGCCGCCATTGGCGAGGGGATAAGCATCCCCACAAGCGGCGGTGCAGTGTATCTGAGCAAGGGGACACCCTTCGTTCAGTATATGCCCATGGAGGGCGACGACACGCTCAAGGTGGCATACATCAACTTCAACCTACACGCACTGACAATATAAAGAGGTGAAACGACAATGGAGTTCACTAAAGTACCCGCTAACACCTTCGAGACAATCCAGATGAACGCGGGTATCATCGCTACGTCCTTCGTGCCCAGCACGGGTGTGGTGGACGGCATCATGGGCGCGACCACGGGAGGTTTCACCTTCAACAGCAACCCGACCTTTGAGGATTTCGGGTCTGACGTGGACAACGTACCCGCGAACACCAAGCAGCTCAAGCGCGTCATGGCCTATGACCCGGCGGCGAGTGGCAACTTCGTGACCGTCACCGCAGCCTCCGCAAAGTCGCTGGCTGGCGCGGCTGATGTGTCCGGCACCAAGATCACGCCCAGGGCATCGCTGCAGACATCGGACTTCGCGGATGTGTGGATCATCGGCGACTACAGCGACAAGAACGAGGGCGCAGCGAACGCCGGGTATGTGGCGATCCACATCATCGACGCGCTGAACACCGCCGGATTCCAGTGGTCTACGACCAAGGATGGCAAGGGCCAGTTCGCCTTTGACTTCCACGGTCACTACGACCTGACCGACATCGACACCGTGCCGTTCGAGATTTACGTCAAGGCTGGCACGGCTTAAAGGGGAGGGCAACCTCCCCTTATACCCATTTTAGGAGGCAATAATGAAAACACTGGCAAACTGCTCCCCGCGTGAGTTTTTGAAGCAGACCAACCGCATCCGCAAGGCGGTAGCGAAGTGGCTGTCCCTCACAAAGGTCATGGAAATCCGAAAGAATCTCCCGAAGGTCGCAGAGGACGCGACCCCGGAGGACAAGCGCAAGGCGGCTGCGGCGCAGATTCAGAAAAACGGCATGGCGATTCTGGACGCGGTTCTGGAAGACCACCCGGACGAAACCGCAGAGCTGCTGGGCTTAATGTGTTTCATCGAGCCTGACGAGCTGGACAACCACGAGATGCGGGAGTTCTTCGGCGCGTTCGCCGAGATGCTGTCCTGCCCGGAGATCGTGGATTTTTTTACATCATTAGCGCGATTGGAGAGCGTGAATACTTCGCCTGTTGCCAGAGCATAAGGCTGGATTTGCTGGACTTGTACGGCAGAGCCTACGTCATAGAGCATTGTGTGGAAACATACACCCGCATGATGGAGGAACGCCAGTACAGAGCCTATCTGACCGACGCGCTGATGATAATGACCGAGAATACCGCCAAGTTCGCTGGCGGCAAGCACCTGACACAACATTGGTATGACCAATTCAAGCCCGTGGACAACCGAACGGGTGAAGAAATAGCAGCCGACGTAATAAAGAACGCCGGACTGATACAAGGCGGTGAGTAAATGGATTTGATGGCTCTGGTGGCGCGGCTCACCCTCGACAAGACCAACTACGACCAGGGGCTGGACGATGCGTCCAAGGGTGCGCAGAGTTTCGGTGACAAGCTGAAAAATGGTCTGGGCACGGCAGCCAAGGTAGGAGCGGCTGCCATCGCCGCCGTTGGCACCGCAGCCGCCGCAGCCACAAAGGTGCTGGTGCAACAGGCCGGGGAAGTTGCTGCCTATGGCGACAACATCGACAAGGCCAGTCAAAAGCTGGGTATCAGCGCAGAAGCCTATCAGGAATGGGACGCTGTATTGCAGCACAGCGGTACGTCTATCGACAGCATGGGCATCGGCATGAAGACCCTCGCCAATGCAGCTGCCAGCGGTGCCGAAGAATTCCAGAAGTTGGGTATTTCTCAGCAGGAAGCGGCATCCATGAGCCGCGAGGAACTGTTCAGCAAGACCATCACCGCGCTGCAAAACGTCACCGATGAAAACGAACGCGCTGCCATTGCCCAGAAGCTGTTCGGTCGTTCTGCCATGGAGCTGGGGCCGCTGCTCAACACCAGCGCAGCCGACACCCAAGCGATGAAAGACCGGGTGCATGAGCTAGGCGGCGTGATGTCCAATGAAGCGGTCAAGGCCGCTGCTGCATATCAGGACAACCTACAAGATATGCAGACCGCGATCAGCGGAGTGAAGCGGAGCATCGTCCAAGAGTTCATCCCCGGCTTGTCGCAGCTCATGGCGGCGTTCACAGATGTTCTGGCTGGTAATGACCCGGGCGAAGCGCTGGACAAAGCCATAGACAGCATCGTTGGTGGGATGAATAATGCGCTGAACAAGATAGTGTCAATTGGTGAGCGCATCGTGCCTGGGCTTGTAAATGCGATTATAAAGGCAGCTCCAAAGCTGCTTGATGGCGCAACACAACTCGTATGGACACTGGGCGAAGCCATCATCGAAAATCTGCCGCAGCTTGTGAAAGCAGGACTGGAAATTGTTGTGATGCTGGCAAACAGTATAGCCCAAAATTTGCCGGAACTGATACCGACCATAGTTGATGTCGTTCTGGAAATTGTGGATATCCTGACAGAACCTTCGACCCTTGGCTCACTGGTGGATGCAGCCATCGCCATCATTATCGCTCTTGCCGAAGGGCTGATAGGCGCTATGCCCAAGCTGATCGAAAAGGCCCCGGTCATTGTGGCACAGTTGGTCACGGCGATCATCACCAACGCCTCGAAGCTGCTGGGGGCTGCCGTGCAGCTCATGGCGACATTCGCGCAGGGTATTGTTCAAAATATCTTCGCGGTGATAAACGCCATCGGGCAGATGTGGAAAAGCATCGTAGACAGCATCACAGGCTTCATCAAGAGCGCGTGGGACTGGGGCAAGGATTTGATCGAGAGCTTTACTGAGGGTATCAAGGCGTTTATTTCCAAGCCTATAGATGCCATTAAGGGACTGGCTGCAAAAATCAAGGCGTTCCTCGGATTTAGTGAGCCGGACGAAGGGCCGCTGGCAAACTTCCACACCTATGCTCCCGACATGATGGCTCTGTTTGCTAAGGGCATCAGTGATAATCAAGGCTTGATTACGAAAGCGATAGCTGGAGCATTTGACTTGCAGCCGCAGATTGCGGCGAACGTCAACGATAGCGCGGCTGGACATGAGTTCACCGTCCCGAGGAGTGGCGGCGCGTCCTCCGTACAGGCAGCGACCATGGAGGTTGACCGGGCTGTGTTCGCAAGACTGATCTTTAAGCTATACAACGAGGAAGCCGGACGGGTCGGCGTGAATCTGGCGGGGGTGAATATCTGATGTTTACCGTAGACGGAATTACATGGGACATTCCTTGCTCCATTGAACGCGAAGCAGCAATCACCGCCAGTGACATCAGTGGTTTGATGCTCGACAGGTCATATTTCAATGACGTTCTGGGCACGTACATGAGCTACACTGTCAGAATCGCCGTACCGCTGGATATGCGGGATGAATACATCCAGATATACGAAGCCCTGACGAACCCGGTAGATGGACACCTGTTTGTCTTGCCGTACAACAACAGCACCATCGAGATCACCGCACGAGTGTCCAACGTATCGGATGTGTATGTACGACTGGCGGGAGGACAGGTCTACTGGAAGGGTATCGAGTTCACCTGTGTGGCGAATTACCCGACAAAGGCTATGACGTTGGGCGAGATGCTGGTAACTGGTCGTGCATTGCCCCCAGATATATCAGACCCTGAAATAGGTGATTCGTATATCTATACTAATAGCGGCTGGGTGCCGTCACCGACCTACGAGAACGCAGATAGCATTTACTATTAGGAGGGGCTTATGTACATCAAGGTTTATGAAGTACCGAGTGGGCTACCAGTGCTGATCGGTACGTATACCGAGGTCACAAACCTGTCATACGCCCCTTCCGCTGACCTAGCTGGCGCGTCCATCCCGATAAACGAATTTCAAATTGACATACATACCGACGATACAATCGCCATAGGAACCTACGCCGAGCTCTACGATGATCTCAACAATTTGTGGGCGCAATACTGGATTGTATATGCGGAACACATAGACATGACAACGTTGAGGGTGAGGGCGCAATCCGAGATCGGCATACTGGATAAGATTACCTTGTCTGCAGAGTATTATGAGAATGCAAGCGTCACATCCGTACTGAATAATACCATCCTGTGGAGCACGATAGGCAGTGTGATTCCAATGTCGTACTCGCTGGATAGCTCATTCAGCAACAAAACCATTACTGGATTTTTCCCGCAACAGACGGCGCGGGAACGGCTGATGTGGATAGCGTTCACGATTGGTGGGTACGTCAAGACGTTCTTTAATCAAACCATAGAAATCCTGCCAGTAGACAATACAGTAACGGCTATCCCGATGAGCAATACCTACTGGAAACCGTCAATAACCTATAACGCATGGGTGACAGCTATCAGGGGCTACGCTTATACTTTTACGCTCGGAACGCCATCCACTACGGACACATATGTGACGGACTGGATAGGTAATACCTATATCGTGACAGAAACGGTAATCACGATACAGAACCAGAACGCCCCAGAAGCCGCCTCGGAGAATGTGGTAGAAATCAAGGGGCTGTACACTCTCAATCCTGACAATATTTCCAGCGTTTTGACACGGCTGACACAGTGGTACTTTAACCGTACAGAGGTAGACTTTGACGCAATTAATAATGGTACGTATATGCCGGGTGACAAGGTGTCCGTGCATACAGACGATGAGAAAACGGTGACAGGGTATATCACCACCGCTACATTTACATTTGGATTACAGGCAAAAGCCAAAATGCACTTGACAGGCGTAGCAGACATTCCGTCCAGCAAGCTAAAAGTGGTGTATAAGTACAATGGCACAACAATCGGCAATAAAGTATACTCGCTGCCTGTTGGGTATACGTACTCGATTACGAATCCGTACATCGACAAAGCGATGAATGGACATAGGTATGTATTTCGACCGCTGAACGAATCCATTACTGGTACGATGACCGCAAGGGCACGTACAGTTACCCAAAACTATGACATTGCGCTGGATTTGTACGATAACAAGCTGCATATCGTCAGCGTGGACGGCATAACCACGACACAGGACGAAACGACACTGGAAATCACGGGGGTGATTGAGTGAGCAAAGTGCTTGTAACTGAAAGTTATTTGAATAGCATAGCTGCCGCGATACGGTCAAAAAACGGCGCATCTACGACCTACCGCCCCGGTGATATGGCATCAGCGATTCGTAGTATTGATACCAGCGGCATACATCCAACAGGAACAAAGCAGATCACGAAGAATGGTGTTACTGATGTTACGCAGTATGCCAATGCAAATGTTGATGTGCCGAATACCTATAAGAATACAGATGAGGGGAAGGTTGTGTCTGGTGGAACGTTGGCTAATCAGACCAGCAGAACCATAAATGCTAACGGCACGTACAACACCACGACAAATAATCAGGCTGTTGTTAACGTTCCAAATAGCTACAACCATGACGATGAGGGAAAGGTTGTATCAAATGGAGCACTGGTAAGTCAGACTCCGAGACAGGCGGCTATTACTGTCAATGGAACATATCAAACAAAAAATAATGACAGTGTTGTGGTCAATGTTCCGCAAAGTGGTAGTAGTCCGACACTGATAACAAAAAATATAACTGCAAACGGCACATATGATGCCAACAACGATAACGCTGATGGCTATACGGGAGTAGTGGTCAACGTTCCCAACACCTATAGGACGAGTGACGAAGGAAAAGTTGTAAGCAATGGTGGTCTAATTGCCCAGTCTTCTACCACAAAAACCGCTAATGGCACTTATGATACTACAGAAAATAACGAAGTCATTGTTAATGTGCCAAATACTTATGATGCAAGTGACGAAGGTAAAGTCATTAATAACGGTAGTTTGGTTGAACAGACCAGTACAACCAAAAATGCTAATGGCACCTATGACACCACGACAAACAATGAGGTTGTCGTAAATGTTCAGCCAACATTACAGAGCAAGACCGTCACGGAAAATGGGACAGTCACGCCAGACACTGGGTATGACGGATTGTCTGAAGTGGTAGTTGATGTAGCTGGCGGGGTGCTAACCACAAAAAATATTTCTGCAAATGGCACATATGAGGCGGTATCAGACAATGCGGACGGGTATAGCAGTGTAGTGGTGGATGTGCCGAGCGAGTATTTATCTTTTGAGTCGGGAGTAACTGATATAGACAATGCAATTCTCGGCTACGCCAACACATCGTTTAATATCGTGTCGATTGAGACAGAAGCATAAGGGAGGTAGACATATGTTGACGAGTAATGCGAAAAAACTGATGGCGGCAGCGTTCCTGTATCCACCTGCAGGAGAAAGGACTGATTACGTAATTCCTATCAGGGACGCGGACGGCGGTAGATATAATGCAAGGTTGGGTAATGGAGTATGGCCAGCAGTAAACTATTACGAATATAACTATGGCATTAAGGTTGGTTCTGGCACGACAGCTCCAACTGAGGATGATTATAAACTAGAATCATTCTTGGCCGATATAGTTGACAATATCATTGTCTTTCGTACATCGGGCGATGTAGTGATAACAAGAGGCTATACTAACGATACTCCGTATATTACTTTTTCTATCACTATAACCAACACCTCAGCAAATGCAGTAACGGTTAGCGAGATAGGTATTTTTGGATGGGCGGGGGTTTCTATTGCTGGTACTGCCTCGACAACAACTGTTATGCTTGACCGCACATTGCTTGATACGCCTGTAACGATTCCCGCAGGCGATACAGGTCTTGTTACGTATACCATATCCGGTATATGGAGTGAATAAATACGGGGTGGTGCTTCAAAGATGGTAACTCAGAATTATAAAAACATATTGAAAGATATGCTTCAAAGTGGAAGTCATATGTTCCCGTTTGGGGCCTATCCGATAAAAAGTGCAACCAATGTTACACTTTACACAAATGGTAGCTTTCCAGTTATTGACAATGTTTATTATGCACGCGGTATGGTAGCAAAAGGCACCTTCCGTGGCGGGGTTGTCATAGGTTCTGGAAATACTGAGGCAACAGTGGATGACTATTGGTTGGAGAATCAAATCAACGGTGGATTTGATAGTAGAGTCATTGAAAAACACTACATGGATAATAACGGAAATAGCACTGTTTCATTTGTTGTTTTCGTTATTAATACAAGCCAATCGAACATTACTATCAATGAAATCGGGTATGCAGTATTGATTGGTTGCTGTAGAGTGCAAGGCACAACTGACGCTTCGCAAAATACAAGTACGGTAGTGTTATTAGAGCGTTCAGTGCTTGACAGCCCATTCATGATTGAACCAGGCAAAGGCGTAAAAATAGAATATATGCTGAAAACCGTGGGCATATATGGTGAACCAATTTTGCCCCCGGCGAGTGGGCTAAGTTTTTAGAAAGGAGCGATAAGCATGATTCGCGTAATTGAGAATAAGTGGCAGGGATACGGGGACAAGCACTACATCGAGGCGGCGGGGCTGTCTACGGACAGCAAGCCCACGTACGACCTTGTGACTGGCAGCCTGTTCCTCGAAGTGGACACGGGCAAGCTGTACGCCTTCGACGAAGTCGGCGGCACGTGGAACGAGATCGGAGGCTGAACATGAGCAGCATCAAGGCAATGGCGCTGGCGAAGATCGTCGGTGGGAGTGGCAGTGACGTGACTATACAGTCGCTCAGCGTCACCCAGAACGGCACATACAACCCCGGCAGCGGCAAGGCGTACAAGCCCGTGGTTGTTAATGTGGCGAACAGCTACAGTGCCGGGGACGAGGGGAAGATCGTGATCAACGGGCAACTGATCGACAATCCTGCGCAGGGGGTGAATTTCTAATGGCTAATTACAAGGTAACGAACACGGAGTTGACCAGTGTGGCTAACGCCATAAGGACAAAGGGTGGCACACAGGCACCGTTGGAATTTCCAATAGGTTTTGTTACTGCAATCGGGAATATTCCGACAGGTGGCGAACCAGTGTTGCAGAGTAAGACCGTCACGGAGAACGGAACGGTCACGCCTGATGCGGGGTATGACGGGCTGAGCGAAGTGGTGGTGAACGTGTCGGGGGGCGGTGGAAGTACATCGTTTACGCGCGCAACATCAAATATAACGAGTTCTATGCTTAGCGTAGAAGTGACAGCAAAGGAGGTAACCGTGTAATGCTTACAACATGGGGAAAAAGGGTAATAGCAACCGCAAAAATCATAAATTATGGTGTGCCATTTGTTGCCGTGTCAAGCACGGGTAATGCGAACATACCCGCAAAGACGATTTCTGGGGATACGTTGTACATCCCGCCAATGTACCAAGTCTCACCAAACTGGGAACCCATTGTATCATCTCTTGTTGAATCTGGGAGTTATGCATCAGTAGGCGTTGCCTTTGGCTCAGGCAGTACGGCAGCGACTGAAAATGATTACACGCTCGAAAATCAAGTAACAGGGATAACAGGAACAACTCCAACTATCGTTACATTTTTTGATTCCGTAAATATGAAATACGTCGCACGACTTGATTACGTTATTTCAAATGATACAGGGGCGTCTATAACTATTTCGGAAATCGGACTTTTTGTCAGGTTTAATACAGCGACCACTCAAGGAGATAGTGCAAGTTCGTCATTGGCACGCCGATATTCATTTTTGATTGATAGAACGGTTCTGGATGCTCCGGTAACAATCCCCAACGGAGATGCAGCAACAATACGCTATGAATTTGCTTATTAGAGGGTGGGTTGCAGAATGAGCAAGAACATTATCATTCAAGAGGGCGGCATCGGTAAGCAGCTGGCCGTTGATAAACTCAAAACGAACCTTGTCGGCGGCGGCTCCTGTCTGTGGGTGCCAGAGGTCGAAATAAATCTCGGCACGAAATCCGTATCCGAGAACGGCACATATGTAGCCAGCGATGACGGCTATTATGGGTATTCGCAATTTACTGTCAGCGGCGTAGGAACAGCGACAGGCAGAGACCCAACTACAGGAGATGAAAAGCAGGTCACTGTCGACCCGGAAACCGGCGACCTTGTGGAGACGGTGCTGCCATCAGAAATCAGGGTAATTACCCCGCCGACGAATCCGTATGGCACATATATAGACGGCCAGACCATCACAAAAGACGGCATGGTCGTCAAGGCATATAGCGCCAACGGGGTTGAGTTACAGACCGTGCCCATTGGAGAAATCACGATTAACCCGACACAGGCGGTATATGACAAGAGCAAGGACAGGAAACGGTCGGGCACTGCGACCTCAGATTTGATCGGCGGTACGATAGGCATTTATAACGGTCAGGGAGTTGTAACGCCAACCGGGGCAAGCACAACTTTTTCTACTCTCGCGGGAGTTCACGGCGTTGGCTCAACAGTAGACGCGGCTGTTCGTCAAAACGGAGATATTAGGTGTATAACGGCGTCAGCCAATGCACCGTTTGACTACGCAAATGTTTATTATCAGTATAATGAATCGCCAGAGGGAATAGAGGCACAATATGTTGATAATATGCGATCAACGAGCGGAGAGGCATATACATATGATGGGAAAACAGTACATTACACGTCTATGGTGGTGCCGCCAATTTCACCCGCGTATACATTGAATTTCAATGCTTCTGAAAATGATAGTGATACTGCAATCCTGGCATGGGTCATGGTATACGGCGACACCGAAATAACCCCCGCTGGTTCGCCTCAAACCATCACCGTCTCATGGCCTCGCCCGGGTGACAGCAAAGTGCTGACAGCGACCTTTGAAATTCTTGTTGCTCCCGGCTATACACCGAATGGTGGTGAATAAAAGGAGCGTGATACTATGCTGGCTGATAGTTCCTACGGTAAATTCAAGTACATCCTATATTGCCCTGGCAATGGTGACAATCTCCCGCTGATCGTGATTCTCCACGGCAGCGGTGAGATCGGCTCTGACTTTGGCAAACTCAAAAAGCGTGAACCCTACCTGTCACTGAAAAGTGGTAAATGTAAGCCGAACGCAGTAATCCTCATGCCCCAACTGCCGAAGGGGACATGGGGAGATTACAAGTCCAGTCTGAAAGATTTGATTGATCATGTTGCCGGGGAGCAGGGCTGCGATATGAAGCGGGTGTCTATCACGGGACACAGCCTTGGCGCAAACGGCACATTGGATATGTTGCTGGCATACCCGGACTTCTTTTCCGCTGCCTCTGTCCTGTCGCCGTGTAAGGACATCGGGAGCAAGATGAATGAGATTCAGCACATTCCCATGTGGTTCCTTGCCGGGGAGAAGGAGCACAACTACAAGAAGTACGCGCAGAGCATGTATGGCCGGCTGACCAAGCTGGGCGGCGAGGCGAAGCTGACGCTTGTGCCGGGTGTCGGGCACCCAATCCAGTTTACGTGGGTGTCCGACAAGTATGACATGTTCGACTGGCTGGCGGGATTTGAGAATCAGATGATGGAGGTGGGCGGCATGATTGCCGATTTGAGTAAATATCAGGGCGACATTGATTGGGGGCAGGCGTTCAGCAGCCTTGACTTCACTATCCTGCGTTCCAGCGTGGGCATGAAGAAGGACGAGCGATATGCCGAATACGTGTCCGGCTGCACCCGATATAAAGTGCCGTACCATGCCTATCACTACATCAAGGCCACCGACGAAACCGAGGCACGGAACGAGGCCAAGGTTATGGCTGATGCAACGGCGGGCACGTCGCCGCTGTTCTACGTTATTGACGCCGAGTATGACGGCATCAAGGCCGACCGGGCGCGGGCCATCTGCGAGGCGTTTGAGGACGGACTGCGCCACTACATCGGCAGCGGCATCCAGGTGGCGGTGTACATCGGCCATCACCTGTACAAAAGTTGGGCGTTGGATTACGGGCGATATGCGTATGTGTGGATTCCCCGCTACGGCTCCAACGACGGCAAGCCGCAGACGCCGCCTGACTATCCCTGCGACTTGTGGCAGTACACGTCCAAGGGGACGCTGCCAGGTATCAACGGCAATGTGGATTTGAACAAACTCATGGGCACGAAGCCTATGAGTTTTTTTGTGGGCGAAACCGACACGACCGACGAACCGACAGATGGAGGTGAATCACAGATGTTTACTGGCAAGGAACTGGCTGCGTACTGCGAGACGATGTACGCCAATAAGAACCATTGGGCTTATTGGTACGGCACCTACGGCAACCAGTGTACCCAGAAGAAGTACGAATCCAAGAAAAAGCAGTACCCTAACCACTACGGTTCCTCCCGCACCAAGGGCTACATGAAGGACATCGAACAGGGGCGGCGGTGTGCGGATTGCGTGGGCATGATCAAGAGCTTTTTCTGGACGGGCAACAAATACGACACCGACCCGAAGTACGGCTCCAACGGCTGCCCCGACAAGAGCGCCAACGGCATGATCGAGCTGTGCAAGGTCACAGGCCCCATCTCCACGATTCCCGATATCCCCGGCCTGGTGGTCTGGACGAATGGGCACATCGGCGTTTATATCGGCGGCGGCTACACCATCGAGATGCGCGGGTTCGACTACGACTGTGTCAAGCGCAAGGTCAAGGATGGCCCGTGGAAGAAATGGGGCAAGCTGCCGATGCTGAACTACGATGACACGCCGGAGCCTGTGCCGGAACCGTCAAAGCTGGGCGACCGCGACCTCAAACGGGGCTGTGATGGCGATGACGTGAAGGAACTGCAAGCCGACCTGATGAAGCTGGGCTATGCCCTTCCCAAGTACGGCGCGGACGGCGATTACGGCGCGGAGACTGAGAAGGCCGTGAAACAGTTTCAGCTTGCCTACGGTCTGCCCGATGATGGCGTGATGAACGTGGGCGCGGACTACGACACGCTGTTCAAGGCACTGGACGGCGACAAGCCGCAGGAATATGGTCACGTCGAAATCACAGGCGGCAGCGTCAACATCCGCTCTGCACCGGGCTATGATTCCAAGGTCTACGGCACCGCCCACAAGGGTAATATTCTGCCATATCAGGGTGTCACGCAGGAAGCCGAGGGTAAGCCTTGGTACCTCGTCATCTGGGAGAACCAGAACGCATGGGTAAGCAGCAAGTATGCGAAGCTGGTGAACTGAGATGCAGAACATAACCTTTGAGCAGTTGGTGGGGCTGATGGCCTTAGCCCTGGTATTGATCGGCGCGTACAACACCATCATGGGCGCAATCAAGACCCACCGCGAAGAGCAGAAAAGAAAGGACGCGCCAGTGAACAATCTCGAAAAACAAGTGAAGAAACACGATGAACGGCTGGATCGTGACCACGAACGACTGAACAACCTGGAAGAAGCCAATCGTATACAGATGAGAGCACTGATGGCGATGCTCCACCATGAGATCGATGGCAATTCCACGGAAGGACTAAAACAGAGCTACGACGAGATACAACGATATCTGATCGAGAAATAGGAGGGTTGAACAATGAGAGATTGGGGTAAGTGGTTCAAAGCTGCTGGCGTTCGCGCCGTCAAGACAATCGCGCAGACCGCCGTGGCGACCATCGGCACCAGTGCCGTGATGGGTGATGTCAACTGGAAGATGGTGCTGAGTGCGTCCGTGCTGGCGGGTATTCTGTCGCTGTTGACCAGCGTCGCTGGCATCCCGGAGGTGCCGGACGAATGAAGACAATGGGCACGGGGGAACACTCCCGTGCCCAAGACCAACGCCATTGATAAATGATGACGCACCCATTGATACCTTGATGGAGCAACGGTATAATCAGGGTACCAAAGAAAGAGGGAGGCACGAAAGATGGAAAGACAAAGCAAGCCCGATAACGCCCCATACATCGTGTTCGAGGGGGAAATGGCCCGACAGGAACGGCACGTCAGACGGCTCTGGATAGCCCTTCTGGCGGCGATCACAGCCCTGGTGCTGACGGTCGGCATTTTCGTCTGGTACCTCAACCAGTACGACTTCACTTCTTACGAACAGGACGGCGAGGGCATCAACATTCTCGGTACCAGCAATGGAGGGGATTGTAATGTCACAACGAATGCGAACCCGAACCAAGAAGAACCGATCAACGGCGAAGGGTAAAGCTACCCGCAAGAAGAAGTAGCCCCGGCAATACGCCGGGGTTTTTCCGTTGGAGGCACCATGAAAGACTACACCAACTCGCAGATTTGCGCCCTGATCGATGAACATATTCACTCGGAGCGCGACCGACGCATACTGAAACGCAGATTGTGTGACGGCATCGTGTACGAAGCCCTCGCGGAGGAATTCGACATGAGCGACAGCCAGATCAAGCGCATCATCTACAAACTGCAGGACAAGCTGTTCAGATACCTATAGACAACCCGCCTGGGCTACGCGCCTGGGCGGGGCTTTTTTATTTTTGGGGTTTTGCTTTGGGCCACCACAAAGAGCAGTTCACGCAATACTCCACGTATGGATGGGTGCAGATTCCGCACCGCCAATACTTACAATCGCTCTGACTACACATATTCAATCCTCCACCAGCGTAGACCATTCTACGCCCAGGGCTTCACCGATGCGCTTCAAAGTTTCGGTCTTGGGCTTGTAGACCCCGGCTTCCCACCGCTGGATGTGCTGCTGGGCTACGCCGATCGCGTCCGCGAGTTCCTGCTGTGTCCACCCCTTTTCCAGACGCGCAGCCGCAATCCCATTCTCATGCCGGGAGTGCGGAGCCTTTGGAGTGATCGAGCCGACAATCTTATATTCCCGCACGGATTCCATCCCCGCCAGCCATGCGCAGAGTTCGCCGACGTTGTCCACGCCGACCTTCACCAGAAACTCCGTGCCCGTTTGCAATACCACTTTCAGATTATAATTCTTCCTCACATTTTCACCCCTTCACATTATCGCACGGAGCGATGGGGATGTCAACCCATCGCCCCAGGCATGATCAGCTCCACAGCTTTCGTGGCCTTTCCGGCAGCCGTGACAATCAGCTTCTTGTCGTTGCGCAAAGCCCTGATCCAGCTCTGGATGTAGGCGGCGTTGTTCTGGAAAGACCCATCCGTTTCAATGCCCAGCAGATTCA